CAATGTATAATGGTTCCTCGAGGTGTTCCTTAAAAGGAGCATTCTCGGGGATGGGCCTCTTTTGAGGGTCGTATCAACCCAAGTAAAGTGCTTTTTCAGGCGATCCTGAAAGAGCTCCGGAAGCTTAGGTTTCATACCCACGGAGAGATGGGTTCCTGTAACAAGCTCACCAGTTGTGAGCGAGTTCAGGTAGGTCAACCACTGGTATACCAGTGTGCCTGGTGCTACCCCCATTGGGGCAGACAACCCTCCCACCTCCACCGGCGCCCCAACCGGAAAGCCACTCTCATGAAGTGCTCTCCAGTTGTAATAAAATGGGCTCTTGGTAGCTAACATGGTCCTCCCCCAGTTCGACCCGAACTGGGAAGAAAAGTCAGATGCAGACTGCATCTGATTTGACCAATTAAGCTCCCCTTTACTTCCTCCGGGAGGCGCTACCCAAATGGATAACGACTCAACCGGCTGAGAACAACCAAACACGTAGGGCACTTCGGTAAAGAGTGCCTTATACGGGTGATAGAACGATTTTGGTTTGGACATGTGGACACCACATGTTACACAGACCTCATCGTACTTCTCACGCAGTTTGGGAGTGAAGAAAGGGGCAACAAAGTCATCTCCGCAGGTCTTGCAGGGGTGCCAATGCTGTCCTTTTGTTCCCTTAGGCCTTACAGGCCTTTGGGCAGTATAGCCTACGGCATCTACAGCTGATTTAAGCGCAAAAAGCGACACAATCGGCATAACAGGGAAAGAGGTGGGATCGCCCATCATCTGACCAACTGTTGTTGTAGTGCCCTCCAGGGAGTTCAAGAGCCGGAACCACTCGTTATAAGAGTCGACCACCCTTTCTCTCCAAAATGGACAGACTGTACTATCTTCTGAGTTGAATATGGCCTCGCAGACATCTTCGAGGTGAAAGGATATCTCCCCGTTCCCAAAGTTTGGGCCGGAGATCAAATCCGCATCAATATCAGAAGGCAGGAGTTTCTTACTCCCAAACAGTTTTGGAAAGTAAGGTAAAAACTCCTGCAATTCAGGGTATACTTCAGCTATACATTCATAGAATGTAGTGGTTAGCCAAAACGGATGATAATCCGTTGCAGCTGAAGCATCTTGGGAATACCAATCCCCTGATAAACCCGTAAGGTCAACATCCAGGTGACCTCCCAAGGAGGCCGACACCCGGGGATCCTGTTTAAGAACATGATCCGCTGCCCTTCGAAGGACCTGTTGAATGAGGTTGACAGCTGTTAAACAGCAAGTCGGATACCTCGTCTTCAGACCTCGCTCTTCAGCCTGGATGGGTAGAACAGGTACTATATCTATATTAGATAATACGTATTTTACAGCCAATCTCAGATATTTCTGAAAAGCTCCACTAACCCCACTAGGAAATGGCCTGCCCTGCGAGAAGCGAACTTCCCTGCGCATCCACACTGAGCCTATCTCCGATTTCGAAGATGGGTCCAGAGCCATTCCTAATAAAGTTAGGTACCCCACAGCCGCCTCATGACCTCCCTGTTTACGTTTGTAACCAAGGGCAGCATGGGACGAGGGAGCCGTCCAGTAAGACGGTGGTTGGCTGGGCTTATACGTAGTTAAATAACTGCGAACAAACCCCCGCCACTCCCCGACTTCTACTGGTTCTGTAGAAGTCAGCCGGGTATACAACATTGCC